TTGCAGGATGTCGCCGTCGGCTGGCCGCAGAAATACCGCAATGAAGCGGCGACCCGCGTGATGAGCAAAATCGTCGACGAGGAAGGGAACGTCGTTTCCGCTGTGATCCGCGTGGGTAAAAACGGCGATTACGTTAACCTCGATGCGCTGGTCATGGATGCAACCGACAACCTGATTGACGAAATTTATCAGGAAGATTCGGAGCTTGTCGCGATTGTGGGTCGTAAGCTGCTGGCCGACAAATATTTCCCGATCGTCAACAAAGACCAGCCCAACAGCGAAGCGCTCGCGGCTGACATCATCATCAGCCAGAAACGCATCGGCAACCTGCCCGCCGTACGTGTGCCGTACTTCCCGGCGAACGCGATTATGGTGACGCGTCTCGATAACCTGTCCATCTATTTCATGGATGAAAGTCACCGCCGCTCCATCATCGAAAACCCGAAACTCGACCAGGTGGAAAACTACGAATCGATGAACATCGATTACGTGGTCGAAACCTACGCCGCCGGGTGCTTCATTGAAAATATCAAGCTGGGCGATTTCTCTGCCGCGCAACCGGAGGGCTAACCGATGACGAGCCCCGCACAGCGTCACATGATGCGGGTCTCGGCCATTGAAACCGCGCAGCGGGAAAACAACCCGCTGCGGCATGCCACTGCCTACGAGCAGATGCTGGTTAAGCTGGCCGCAGACCAACGCACGTTAAAAGCCATCTTTGGTAAAGAGCTGAAAGCCACGAAAAAGCGCGAGCTGCTGCCGTTCTATCTGCCGTGGGTCAGTGGCGTGCTGGAACAGGGCAAAGGCGCGCAGGATGACATCGTGATGACCGTCATGCTGTGGCGTCTCGATGTCGGGGATATCGGCGGCGCGATGGATATTGCCCGCTACGCGTTTAAGTACGGTCTGACCATGCCAGGCAAGCACCGCCGCCCGCCGCAGTACATGTTTACCGAAGAGGTGGCGCTCGCCGCCATGCGCGCCCATGCCGCCGGTGAACCGGTCGTCATCAGCCAGCTCCTCGACACGCTAGCGCTGACCGCCGCCGCCGATATGCCTGATGAAGTGCGCGCAAAACTGCACAAAATCACCGGCCAGGTGTTGCGGGATAACAAACAACCCGCCGACGCGCTGGCCCACCTCAAGCGAGCGATGCAGCTCGATTGTCAGGCAGGTGTCAAAAAAGACATTGAACGGCTTGAGCGTGAGCTGAAGCCCAAACCGGCAACGGTCGTTAAAGCCCCGGTAAGAGCGCCGCGCGCCGTGAAAACCACGGCACCGGCTAAACGTGGCCGACCAAAAAAGACCGCCGGTTAACAGAATGCGCCCCGCGCCAGGGCGGCACGCCGGTCGATGAGGGTGTTTTACCCGACCTGAGACCGGCGTCCACCGCCCACCTATTCAGAGGTAGTCATGACGACGCTGATTATTAAAAAGAACGATGAGCCGCAGCCGGGTGGCGTGGTGGTCATCCCGCCGCCTGCCAGCGATGAGCCGGTGATAAAAAATACGTTTTTCTTTCCTGACATCGACCCGAAACGCGTGCGTGAAGGGATGCGCCTTGAGCAGACCGTCGCCCCGGCCCGGCTGCGTGAGGCCATCAAAACCGGTATCGCCGAAACCAATGCCGAGCTGTTTTTGTGGCGGGAACAGCAGATTGCCGGGGGTTTTAGCAAGCTGGCCGACGTGCCGGCTGACGATCTCGACGGCGAGAGCGTGCGCGTTTTCTATTACCTGCGCGCCGTCACCTCAATGGCGACCGCCACGCTCTACGAGCGTTATCGCGGTGTGGATGCCAGCGCCAAAGGCGACAAAAAAGCCGACAGTATCGATACCACTGTCGACGAGTTATGGCGGGACATGCGCTGGGCGGTATCACGCGTCCAGGACAAACCCCGCTGCATCGTGAGCCAAATCTGATGCAGGCCATCGCGCAACAGGGCGACACGCTCGACATGATTTGCGCCCGGTATTACGGGCGCACTGAGGGGGTATTCGAGTCGGTGCTCGCCGCAAATCCGGGGCTGGCCGAGCTCGGCGCAGTGCTGCCACATGGCACGGTGGTCGAACTGCCCGACGTCCAGTCATCCCCCGTAACTGAAACAATTAATCTGTGGGAGTAAACACATGACGGAAGGTGAAAAAAGTGTCCTGTCACTGTTTTTGATCGGCGTGCTGATAGTCGTCGGGAAAGTGCTGGCCGGTGGCGAGCCCATCACCGCCCGGCTTTTTATTGGCCGTATGCTGTTGGGCGGCTTTGTCTCGATGGTGGCCGGGGTGGCACTGGTGCAGTTTCCCGACCTGCCACCTGCTGCCGTGTGCGGATTTGGCTCCATGCTGGGTATCGCCGGTTATCAGGCGGTGGAAATTGCGATTCAGCGCAGGATTAAAAAAGGGGAAAACGATGGCGGTCATTAAGACACACCCCAACGTCGCGGCATTCCTGGACACGCTGGCGTTTTCAGAGGGTACAGCGACGCACCCGCTGACGCAAAACAACGGGTACGACGTCATTGTCACCGGCTTCGATGGCAGGCCGGAGATTTTTACCGACTATCGCGATCACCCGTTTGCCGGTGGGCGCCCGGCGAAGGTCTTCAATCGTCGCGGGGAAAAATCCACGGCATCCGGGCGTTACCAGCAGCTTTATCTGTTCTGGCCGCATTACAAAAAGCAGCTCGCTTTGCCGGATTTCAGCCCGGCATCACAGGACAGGCTCGCCATTCAGCTGATTCGTGAGCGCGGCGCGCTGGAAGACTTGCAGCAGGGGCGCATTGAACGCGCTATTTCCCGTTGTCGCAACATCTGGGCTTCATTGCCGGGCGCGGGGTATGGTCAGCGCGAGCACAGCCTCGACAAACTGGTCGCAGTGTGGCGCAAGGCCGGAGGGGTATCCGCATGAAAATAGTCATTATCCTGCTGGCTCTGGCCTGCGCGGGTCTGCTATGGATGCGACACGATAACAGCAATTTGCGCGCCTCTTTTGAACGTGCGAACCGGGTCGCCGGTACGCAGAAAACCACGATCACCATGCTGAAAAATCAGCTCAATGTGGCCGCAGAGCAGTCGCAGCGTAAAGAGCTGGCGCAGGT